CCCTTGTCAAATAGTTTTTAAAATCAAACAACCATAACAAATAAAAAAGGGGTAATAAAATGAAGAAACTAATAATCGTAGCACTATCAGTAGTACTTGCAGTGATGGCAGTTGAGCCAGCACATGCACAAGATCAGAAGGTTCTAGCAATTATTGATACAGCAGTTGACTCAAAAAAGATTCCTGCTGTAATTCATGAGGTATGTTTTACCGTAAACAGGTCTTGCCCAAACAAGGCATCATTTATGGAAGGCCCTGGAGCAGCTAATTCTTTAGCATGGCCAGTATCAATTCTTAGCGGTACATATCACGGTCACAATATGACACAAGGAGCTTTGGCAATTAATCCAAATATTAAAATTGTATTTGTTAGAATTGCAGACATTACAGCACAGGGTAACTCAAGTAATCAGCCACAGTCACTAGCTTCTGCAATTGACTGGGTATCTAAGAATGCAACAAAGTTCAGCATTGATGCTGTATCTATTAGCCAATCAGGAACATCAAAGAATAATCTGTTGTCATGTACATCAGATGTTAATACAATTAATGCTGTAGCATCACTGAATGCACAAAATATTCCAACATTTGCTGCGACTGGCAATGACGGATCGCAAACAATGGTTGGCTTTCCATCTTGTGTCAATGGTGTAATTGGTGTTGGTGCGGTTGCTGCACCTCCAAAGACTCCAACAGTTTACAATATTTTTGCAGGAAATACAAATAGAGGCCCAGGACTTGATCTAGTTGCTCCAGGAGATATATCTATTGTTAGATATAATGGTACACCTAGCGAAACAAACTCAACTTCAGGTGCAACTGTGATTGCTGCATCATCTTATCTGAAGTCTAGCAGCGTAACCTTCTCTGACTTTGCTTCAAAGTTAGTAAAGGTGTTGGGATATCCGTATATCTCTAAGTAAAAGGTTTTGGTCTGTAGCTCAGTTGGCAGAGCGGGGCACTGTTAATGCCCATGTCGCAAGTTCAAGTCTTGCCAGACCAGCAATGCGAAAGTAACTCAATTGGTAGAGTTTCTGCCTTCCAAGCAGAATGTTGCGAGTTCAAGTCTCGTCTTTCGCTCCAATATTAATTAAAAGATGATATAATTACCTTATCAACGATTAGAGGTAATTAATGGCTATAAATCGTATTAGATGGTCGCATTTGTCCATATTAAATAATACATGCTTGCAAACCTTTAATACTTCAGGTTTGGAGATTAAATAATGGGAATTAACGTATTACCAGTAGCATCAGGTGGAGGAATAAAGCAGGTCCAACGTGGGTCTGCAGTAGGCGCTGGAACAGTAACTATTAGTGCTGTTGATATTAATAAATCATTTGTTAACATTTTTGGAACAGCTTCATCAGGAACAGTTGCTGCAACAGGAGCACTTAGTGCTGCAAATGGAACAGCATCTGCATTTAATGGAACAACAGGTGCACCAACTGGTTCAGCATCAGCATTTGCAATTAGCGTTCCAGCTGCAAACATTAATCACGTTGGAGTGAATGGTGGTACTACAAGCAGGGGAAGTTTTGATACTGGAGATTTCATTGGAAAAGTTGCAGCACACACAGCTAATGCTGCTGCACAAAATATTTCTTTAAATGCAGTTAATATTGGTTTAAATGCACAAAACATTGCTTTAAATGCACAAAATATTTCAGGTGGTTCAAATAACCTTGTTGCTGCAGTTGTTCAGGGGTATCTATCTGGATCAACATCTTTAGTCGTAAGCGGTCCTTGCCGCTGGGAAGTAGTGGAGTTTGCATAATGAGAACATTTATTCAATTAAAAGATGGTATTGGTTGGGCATCTGTCAATTCTATGGCAGATGTAGAAGGATCTATTGAAGTTGATTTTGGGACTGGAGATTTCTATCTTAAGAAAAAATATGAAGATGGTGTATGGTCAAATGCTGATTTAATTCGTTATGCTGAAGTAAATCAAGAAGGCGAAATTATTGAAATTAAGCGTACATATTTTATATCAGAAGTAGATGGTCCAGTCATGAATCTTGAAACTAATTTAAATTTTAAATGGGTTAATGGGCAATGGGTTTCTCCAACAGTAGTTCAAGAAGCAGCTGCAACAGTTCAAGAAGCGACCACAACGGTTCAAGAGGTAGTGACAGAGCCTACAGAGCCTTCTTAATATAACAAACGGGGTGATTTATTAATGAAGAAAACACGCTTTAAAGAAATAGAGTTCATTGATACCATTGGTGTATCAAAACAATATGAGCCAAAGCCTGCAATAAAGTTTATACCTAATTGGTATAAACAAATGGAAGCATCTTTTCCAAAAGAAAAAACACCAGATACATTATCTTCAATTAAAAAATGTATCCCAGTTCTAGATTCAATAACTGCTGGTTATATCATTGTTTCACCCTGTGATGTTTACGTAAGTTTTAATGATGGTGAACCCACCTATAGATCAGCTATACCAAACTTAATTGCCTTTCATCCAAGAAAACAGGGATACAAGCACCCCAGTGCTATGGAATTTCAATTTCCAAAATGGTCAAATCCTTGGGCTATTAAAACTCCCAAAGGATACTCTTGTTTATTTATTCCTCCAATGCACAATCCAAATGATTGGTTTCAAATATTAGAGGGTATTGTTGACACTGATAATTATTCTGCTTCTGTCAACTTCCCTTTTATTTTAAAGACACCAACAGAGGATTTTATGATCCCTGCTGGAACTCCTATTGCTCAAGTAATTCCATTTAAAAGAGATGTCTGGCAATCCAAGGTTTCTGAAAATACAGATTTACCAAATGAAATATCTAGGCAGCTTAATAGTAAATTCTTTGATCGCTATAAACATATGTTCTGGCAAAGAAAAGAATATAGATAGTTATACCCCTGAGCATGCGTTTAAACTGCTCTATTTTTTTATGATATAATATATATAGGTCGCCTTATGGGACCTATTAACTTATTCGCTTGAAAGGGGAATAAAATGGTAAGTACGTTCGCTATGGATCTTTTCAATGATCCTTTTTTTATTGGCTTCAACAGGGAGCTAGGTCGTTTAGATACCGCACATAAAACAAATCTACAATCATATCCTCCATATGATCTTGTCAAACTAGATGAAGATACATTTAGACTATCACTTGCAATTGCAGGGTTTACAAAGGATGATATTGAAGTATCAGTAGATAACGGTACATTAATTATCAAGGGTGAAACCACAGAAGAATCAGATGCTGAATTTGTTCATAAGGGTATCGCTGGTCGTAAGTTTACACGATCATTTGCTCTTGGTGAATACATGGAAGTAACTGGAGCAGAACTTAAGGACGGTATGTTAAATATTAATGTTGACCGCATTGTTCCTGAAGAAAAGAAGCCTAAGACAATCAAAATCAAGTAGTACAATATAAATGTCCCCACACAGGACCTTAGTGATGGATTAGTTACCCATTGGATAGAGACCGTGGCGCAAGTCAGGTGAATTGCCTGTGTGGGGCTTAATATTTGTTGATATAATTAAAGTCTATGACTGACAAAGAGTTGGTTCACTATAATAAGCAGCAGTTTAAAAAAAGACTGTCTGAAATAAAAGAAGCATCTGGCTGTGTAGACTGTGGAGTTAATAATCATATAGTTTTAGATTTTGATCATCTTCATGACAAAAAATATAATATTTCAAGAATGATTCATGATGGATTTTCTTGGGCAGCAATCAAAAAAGAGATTGCAAAATGTGAAGTAGTATGTGCAAACTGTCATAGAATAAGAACTCATAACAGATTGACAGCAAAAGCTTCATAATGATATAATAGAATGTAGTTTCTAATTAGGAGGAATAATGGCAGTAAAGGGTTCACTAGAGGCAATCATTGAGGTTGCTAAGAAAGAAATTGGTACCATTGAAGGACCAAAAGATAATGAAACAAAGTACGGCAAGTGGAGCGGTGTAAATTTCCAACCATGGTGCCAGTCATTCGTGTCATGGTGTGCATTTACATCTGGACTAGATGCAAAGAAGTATCCTAAGACTGCTTCAACTGTTGCAGCAGCAGATTGGTTTAAGAAGAATAATCGTTGGGCAGATGCTCGTAATGATGATCCTACTCCAGGAGACTGGATTTATTTTGATTTTCCAGATGATGGTGTAAATCGTATTTCACATGTTGGTCTTTGCATTAAGAACAACGGTGATGGAACTATCCAAGTTATTGAAGGAAACACTTCAGGAACTGCAAAGGGAGATCAACGCAATGGCGGAATGTGCGTAGAAAAGACTCGTGCATATGTAAAGAACAATAAGGGCATTCTTAATGCTGTTGTAGGTTGGGGTCGTCCAGTCTATGCAGGAGAAGAAAACCTTGCTCTTCTATCAAAGGGTGGAGCAGTATCTCAACCAACTCCTGTTTCTGCTGAAGCACCTGCTACACCAGTAAAGAAAGAGTTTAAGCCTTTTAAGCTTGGAGCAAAGGGTGAATCTGTTAAGAAGGTTCAGGAACTTCTTGGAATCAAGGCAGATGGAGATTTTGGTGCAGGAACTGAAAAAGCAGTGAAGTCTTTTCAAAAGAAGTATGGCATTCCAGTAACAGGAATTGTTGATGCAGGAACTCTTAAGGCATTAAAGGCTAAGTAAAATGCCAGCATACGAATATAAATGTACTGGTTCTTGCGAGGACCTAGTTGTTAAAGTTCGTGGCATTAAAGAAGACGATCCAGGGTATGAGTGTGAAAGTTGCACTCTGCCACTGGAGCGTGTATACTCTAATGTAGGAGCAGTTTTCAACGGTAGTGGATTTTATTCCACTGATAATAGAAAGAAGTGATAATGACAGCAATAGCATCAGAGCAAGCAGTGGCAGAAAATCCAAAAGAATGGATTCTAGGTCCTCAAGATCGTTGTGATTCTTGCAGTGCAGAAGCTTTAGTAAAAGTTAAAGGTGTTTCTGGTGAACTATTGTTTTGTGGTCATCACTACAATAAGATTATGAATGATAAAATTGGCTATGATAAGATGATGGCATTTATGTATGAGATCATTGATGAGCGTGACAAGCTAATTCAGAACAAGCTAAAGGATGAAGATTATGTATGAGTACTATGTACGCAAAGTAGAGAACATAGTTGATGGAGATACCATTGATGTTCTTATTGATTTAGGGTTTGATATTTTGTTTCAGTCCCGTGTAAGATTAGCTGGTATTGATACACCTGAGTCCCGCACAAAAGATCTTAAAGAAAAAGCACTTGGTCTTGAATCAAAAGAGTATCTAAAGAAGCATCTAAAAGATGCAAAGTCTGTTGTAATTAAGACTGAGAAGATGGATTCATCTGAAAAGTATGGTCGTATTTTAGGCTGGGTATATGTCAATGGAGATACAGAGTCTCTTAATGATAAGATGATTAATGATGGATATGCTTGGGGATACATGGGTGATACAAAGGTTAAAGACTTTGATGCACTTGAAAAGGCTAGAAAGAAGTCTGGCAAGTGAACCACGTTCTTTACTTTACCGCTGAGTGGTGCAACCCATGTCAAAGAACTAGACCAATTGCAGAAGAGTTAAAAAGAGATGGTTTAGTTGATTTTGTATTTGTTGATGCAGACTCAGAAATTGAGCTATTAGAAAAGTTTGGTATCAGATCAATACCAACATACATACTTCTTGAAGATGGATTAGAAGTTAAAAGAATGAATGGAGCAAAAACTCGTCAAGAGTTTTTAGACTTTATCAATGTTTGATGATGACTCAATCAGCAAAATAATAGACAATCTTATTCTTGAAGGTGGTCTTGAAGTTGCTGGGGTAGACCCTGATACTGGAGAAATGCTATATGCTTTTACTCCAAAGGTAAAAGAGATAATGCCAGAGTTATATAATGATCATCTTAATTTTGTCAATGATGAGCTTATGGTCCTGTGGGAAAAAGGGTATGTCAATATAGATTTTCTTATGGATGACCCACTAATATCACTAGCAAGCAAAGCATATATTCAAGAAGAAATAGATAAGCTTTCTAAGCAGGAAAAATGGTCTCTGCAAGAGCTTAAAAGAGCAATTCGCTCTGAATAATTCTGATATAATCATTATATAACTGGGAGGTTTACTATGCCATATAGAGTTGGTGCTAAGGGTTCTTACGGATGTTCTGGATACCCTGCATTAAAAGAGGGTACAAATGAAGTAATGGGCTGCCACACAACACGTGCAGAAGCAGCAGGACAAATTTATGCTATTAATCGTAGCGAAGGAAACATAGGAAAGTCTATGCCTAATCTTAAAGAAGGCGACTATGCAATGACAGAGCATGGTGGAGAAGGAGACTTTCATGTTGGACAAGTCGTTCATGTAATGTATGATGGTGCACTTGGTAATCCAGAAACAGAGTATTACATGCAGGCATCTCAAGAAAATCCAGCGGTAATGATTCAGCTATTTGAACAAGAAGAAGACGGTTACTGGGAAGCAACAAGACTATATACAGCGTGTGCAATGTCTCTTTATGTAAAAATTGATCCTCTTGAAACAGAACCAGAAATGGATTCAGAAGTTGCTATGGCAATGTACGATGCACAAGTTGGAAAGGCAGAAAAGCCTAACTACGAAGATATGATTAAGCCACGTAGTGGTGGTAGTGAGCCAGCTAATTCAAGACTTTACACAAGAGTTTTGAATGAAGCAAAGGATAGATTTGATGTTTATCCATCTGCAGTTGCAAATGCATGGGTTGTTGCAGAATATAAGCGCCGTGGAGGAACTTATAAGTCTGAAAATGCAGCGAAGTCAGACGGTTTCTGGAAAGGGTTTTTAAAGTAATGCCAAAGAAAAAAGCTGGATCTTTTAATGCAACACAGATTAAAGATGGAAAGATTGTACGTATGAATAAAAACGGTACAGTTAAATCTATTCTTGATGACTATATAGTTAAGCATCCAAAGAAGGACAAGTAATGGCAGATACATACTCACCTAATGATGGCATGAAAGCAGCAGCTCGTCGTGCTTTGAAGTGGAAAGAAGATGGTAAGGCAACTGGTGCTGGTACTCCAGTAGGTTGGGGTCGTGCCACTGATATAGTTGCAGGAAGATCAATGTCTCTTGATACTGTTAAGAGAATGTACTCATTCTTTTCTCGTCATGAAGTAGATAAAAAAGGTAAAGGTTTTTTTGATGGTCCTGAGTTTCCATCAAATGGACGAATCATGTGGGATGCATGGGGCGGAGATGCTGGTTTTGCATGGAGCCGTGCCATTGTTGAAAGAGAAAAGAAGTTTTGGCAAGGTAGCCCATTTAATTTTAAGGGGTAGGTATGATATTAATCTTGTCTATTGGCTTGACATTGATCGCCTTATCCTCTATAATTATAATAGCAGTAAAAAAGTCTAGAAAGCATTTTGCTAAGATTGTATACTCACAAAGTGATATACATCAAATAGTAAAAAACTTTCTACCAAAAGATCTTTTTGAGATACCTAAACCGCTTTCTCAGGCAGGGAAGCATAGACGTAATAATACTGTTAGGGTATTAATAATAGAAGATCACGCATATTGGGTACATGACAATATGTTTTATATGGCTGACACCGTTGAAGGATTGGTAAATCCAGAAACAGTAAGGCCAGTTGATACAAACAATATGTCAAATCGGGATATTGATAAGATGCTATTCATCTTGGATAGCTTAAAGAATGGAAATTCTGATGATAGTAGCGGTGCATGGAACAACTGACTTTGATGATTATCAAGTCTTTCTTCGTGCTATGAGCGTTGCTCTTTCTGGAATGCAAGATGGGGACAAAGATTTTATAGTTTATTCAGCAGGACCAGCTGCAATTAACTCATTTGTTTCTGAGTTTTGTAACCTTTCTGAAAGAGGAATGAAATCTCGTGGTAGAAAGATTAAATTTATACAAGTTCCTCCATGGTACATTGAAGAAAATATTCAAAGTATAAATTATCTTGCTTTCCTTAGCAAGCCAAAGCAGCCTGTATCAAAACTTGTTACAACTGCAGAACAAAATAATGTTGAAGTCGGAATTTTCAGATACTAAAAGGGGTAAAAATGATTGTAAAAGATTTAGAAACAATGGAAAAGATCGTTGCAAAGAACTATAATTTGCATTGGGATGGTTGGACAGTTGTAGAAACAAAGCAGGCTGACATTGCCAAGACTGCTATCAATGGTATTCGTCGTAATGGTAAGTGGTTTTTGGCAAAGACTTTCGTACCTGATCGTAATGGCTGGGATATACCAAATAGATACAAGGTATAAATATGAAGCAACACTTATGGAAAGATGCAGGTGCTTGCTTTGATTCAGACACTAATCTATTCTTTGATAAATATGAGGATGATGAGCTTCTAAGGCCCATTGTTGACAATTTATGCCAGTCATGTCCCGTTCAAAAAACTTGTTTTGCTAACGGAGTCTCTGGTAAGGAATGGGGAGTCTGGGGTGGTATATACTTAGAGAATGGCGAAATATCAAGAGAGTTCAGTAGACACAGAACAAAAGAAAAATGGGGTGAAATGTGGAAATCTCTAACAATGGAGAAGAGCTAACTAACTTTGAATCAATTTGTTCAATACTAGGTGAACTCTGGATGGACTATAAGTCTGATAAATACTTTAAAGACTTTATTGAGTACAATGATATTGGTCTTCCAATTGCTTTTTTAGTTGATAATGAGTTAGTTGAGCCAACTGCACTAGCTAAGCAATATGTTTATGAAACATGGGACATATTCCTTGCTGCACTTGAAGTTAAAGAAGACCTTGGTTGGGAATCTTTAGAAGAATTATTTCATTATGTAGACAAGAAAGATAAAAAGTAATGTATACAGACTCAATGCGTAGAGCATTTCATGCCGTGCAAGCACCCAAAGGTTTTGCTGTTCAGCTAATGGACAACGAACATTTTTTAACTATCAAGTTAAATT